CATACCCTGACCAGCGAGCATTGCATTACTGATAATGAACAATGCACTTTCCTTAGATTTGCACTTTACGATACGTGAAGCCATAGAATTATAATACTTCTGGCTGATACCGTGACCGATATATGGCTTAACATCTTCAAGATACTGACTGATTGCTTCAGCAAGGTTTCTTTCCTTTGCAAGCTGGAAGAAATAGCCACCAGAGACATACTTTTCACAAATCTTTGTGAATGTAGTTCCTTCCTCGTTACCAAATCTTTCATTGATTCTGCTTACCTTATAACCAGCTTCTCTTGCTGTCTTAATTGCTTCATCAATCTTTGCTTTCTTGCTAATCGGTGTATAACCATGAGCTTCAATAATACGCAATGCTTTTTCGAGCTGTTCTGCTTCTAATACTACATCATTCATTTTAAATTCTCCTTATTTTTATATTATTTATAATAAAAAACCCGATATATACATATCGGATTTTATTAAAATGAATTTTAAGAAACGATTAGATAGTCAATGTGTTCTTGCTATTCTGAATATCAATAGCCATGTGTCTGAGCAATTCAGCCAAGGTAGAAGTAGCTTGTTGCTGAATCTTCTGAGTAATGATATTGACATACTTACTCTTAGCATCAACAGAATCAAACATATCGTCAGTAACATAGGTATTGAGAGCATAATTAGTAATTGCTTCACCAATGTCGAGACCAAGCTGCTTTAAACCGTCCTTAATTTCTCCGCTACCAATATACTTGGAAACGAGAGATTCAACAGAACCGTTAGAAGTCTGTGATTCCAAGCTCTGACCTGCGAGAGACTGTTGCTGAGCCATTGCTTCTTCATCAAGTTTCTTGTGATAGTAATCTTTAAAATCCATGGTATTTCTCCTGTAACTTTTAATTTATATTATTTATAATTTTTTATTTATGTCTTCGTATTTTTTAATCATGGCACGAACAACAGACCCAACGTCTGTTAAAGACGCATTCGGCTTGAATGTTACTTCATTCTTACCGAACATAGCCTTAAAAGTTACACGTTTACGATATCCATATATACGGAATGTAACCTGACCAGATTTCTTTACGACAATAACACCAACATTGCGTTTTTCAGCACATGTAACCCTGTTATCTATTATATTAATTCTTTGATTAGAAAAGATTTCATAAGAAAATCCTTTTATAGCAAGAATATTCAGAATCTTTTCTACTTTTCTATCAAGTTCTTCGAAATTAAGTATCATGTATTATTTATAATTTATCTTTTTCTTTTTAATACCATATACGTAGTATCAAAGTCATTGTCTTTATCGGCTTTGAGTTCCTCGGTAGAAAGAATTTGCCATTGGTCCATATTAAGCTCAGGGAAGAAAGTATCACCATCTTCGATAGTTGTATGAACCTTTGTTAAATAGATATAATTTACAAGATTTATTGCCTGACGATAAATAGTTCCACCACCAATAATGAAAGGAGTATTATCATTTCTTGAATTAGCATAGTCTGCAGCATATTGTAAAGAAGGCTTAACTATGCAACCAGGAATTTCTAACTCTGGATTAGAAGAAATCACGATATTAGTTCTATTTGGTAACGGCTTACCGATACTTTCATAGCACTTTCTACCCATAATTACACAATGATTTGTGGTTAATGTTTTAAATCTTTGTAAGTCAGATTTTAAATGCCATGGCATTGTTCCATTTTTACCAATAACATTGTTATCAGAAACTGCAACTATAATTCCATAATTTATATTACTCATTTTAAATCCTTATATTACATTAATTGCAAGGTCTTTAATTTCACTTAGAGTAACCCAGATAAATCTACTTTTTTCGGGATTACGAATACTTATTTGTTCTTCACCGTTTTCAAGTTTTTTCATTAATAAGTCATAAAAATCTTTAGCCTTGACAACATATCCGACTGAATAATCATCCAAAGTAAAAATTAAATCGATTGAAAAATCACCTGCATAAATTTTACTTTTTTGACCAAGACTATTGATATGAGTATATGAAATTTTATCTTTGTGTAAAGAACTTTTTACATCTATGTTTAGCGTTTGATTTGACTTAGTATCTATGATTGAAATATCAATTTTATCTTCCATATCTGTCTTTGAATGAGCAGGAGCTTCTTCAATGAGATATCGAGGAATGTTATTATAATGATTTTTCAATCGACCGTAAATAACATGCTGTGCAATAAATCCATTGGTTAAATCTTTCTGTTTACGTTCTGTTCTTTGTCCGTCTGTCATAGATTCCTTATTTTAAGTGTTTGATTAATTCTGAATGTTCAGAAACTAATGGCATAAGTTCAGGTAAACCTTCAATCTGAACGATATTAAAATATCTACGACCGTCATATTTACCAGGAACAAAATTATTAACTTGTTCCATAATAGCGATTTCTAATTCCTTAGGAATACAGCTAAATGAAATAAGTTGCATATTCAAATCAAACTTTTCTTTTAAGTTTTCATCGATAAGCCATTGGTCAAGATTCTCGTTAATTGCAGCAAGAATCTTTTTTGTTCTTAAACCTTTTTTGATACTAGGAACATTATCAACACTATCACCACGAATAATCTTAATAAGTAATTCTTCTTTAGGATTAAGACATTCAATAAATGTATGATCTAAGCCATTATACTGTTTATAATTTGGATATTGGAACAACTGATGGAAATCTTTATCAGAAGATACATTTATAATATCCCATTCAGGTTTGTTCTTCGTTATAACAGCTATAATGTCATCAGCTTCACAACGTGGTAATTTGATGAATTGAATGTTCTTAAATGCTGAAGCCAAGTCATCAAAAAACTTAGTAGCAACAGGGAAAAATACATCAAAATCAACTGGAGACTGTTCACGCTTTGCAGCACGATTAGCCTTATAGTCTGAATATATTTCTTTTCTCCAACTTTCAGAATCCAATACAGCAATAACTTTTTCTGGATTATTATCTTTAATTGTTTTCATGAAAGATGTAAGGAAAGTCTGTTTGAAAATACTAAATTTCTTTTCAGTAGGACTAGGCATTTGAGCATAAAGACATCTCATCATGAGATTAGATATGTCAAATATTAATACTTTCATATTTTTACCTTTTTTCCGTAAATATAGAAAAGTATTGCAAAAGCAATACTTTGTGAATTTTTGTTTGTATTTTTCTAATCTTCTTCGTAATATAAGCCTTTTTTCTTTCTTTCTTTACGTTTTTCAATTATATATTCACGGCTAGATTTTAAATGTCTATAACAATATTTTGTGCATTTACCCATTCTAATCAATAGCATGTGGGCTAAGAAATGCTCTTTCAAAGTTAACTCTACTAAATTTGTCTTTTTAGATGAGCCTCCTTCTGAACGAGGTATGACATGATGGCGCTCGACTTCAAGTAAAGCGTTGTTATCACGTGTCTGCGCACGATACATAATTTTATCATAAATCTTATTATAGTCCATTAGAATCCTTTATTTCCATTTGATAAATTTAGTTCATTTTCAACAGTTTGTTGAGTCTTAATGAAAAATTCTGGAGATACTTGCAAATATTTTAATATTGCGCTATTTTTTATTTGATAAGATTGTCTTACGCCTGTACGATTATAACATTTATAACCTAATTGAATATTAGTATATATGCTTTTTAGTTCTTTAGGCGAAATTATGACTCTTTTACTTTCACCTTCTGTTATTTGATAAAATTTTATCATATGGTCAATAATATATTCTTGGACTTTGGGAATAAAATAATGAAAATTTATTGCCCAAAAATTATTGATATTTCTATCATCTGGTTCTACACAATATATAACTGGTAATCTATCAAAGCCAACCTTATGAGTTTGCCGCAATATTGGCTCATACTGGATTAGATAAAAATAGCCATTAACAACCTCATTAGTTTTGATGAGATCATTATAATCTACATTTATTTTTATTTGATCAAAAAACATTTATTAATTAACTGAGATTTTTCCAGTAATGTCCTCTGTATTTTCAAGTTGCAATTCGATGTTTTCATAGTCGAATGTTACTACATAGCTAACGACATCAGATACGCCATATTGTAATGACAACTGTGCCAAGTTATTAATAATAGCATGCTTGAATTTCATTTTAGAAATAATTTTATTGTTGTTGTTTAATGAAACTATTTCGATTGCATCAATACAGTCCATTCTTAAAAGTTCTTCACCTTTTAAATTAGTTTTACCACAGCTTTCACCAAAACGCATCCAATAAATCCAACAATAGAACAAGTAATAGTTCTGCATGTTTTCATCTAATTGGAATTCGATATTGATTGTTTGTAAATCTCTTGCACCAATTGGATTCGGATGTAACTGTCTTTCATGCTGGTAAAGACTGGTTAACATTGGAATAGATAAATCTGGAACACTCACATTTCTTACATAGTTATCGAGAATATGAGTATCTAAATCGTAATTAGTCATATTAACAAGATTAGAGAAACGAACTATAAACTTGTTATTACTAAAATCATTAATTTGTGTTGTTATTCCTGACATATATCTTATTTATAAAGAAAGACTGACCTTGAAAGTCAGTCTTATTATAGTTATTATTTAAAATTAAGCTTCTTTAAGGTTCTTGTGTTGGATATCAACAATCTTACCCATATTAGTAGTCTTGCTTGCAAACTGTGATACAGCTTTCTTAACAGATTCTTCAATCGGTTCAGCATACTTAAATACTAATCTACCATCCTTAGCTGAATTTTCAACGATTTCAATATAATCATTGGCATTGCTAGCACTAGATTTGAGAGCAGCAATAACATAGTTGATTATTGCAAGAGTATATTTGTTAACCCAAGCTTGACCTTCTCTTGTTTCATTAAGTTTCTTATCTGGGTCTGCAAAATTCTTAAGTAATCCAACCAATGCAGCAGTAGACAATTCTTTATCACCTGCTTCAGCTTCATTTACAAGATTGATTGCTTCCATCAACTTATTGCATAAGTTCTGTTTGAATGATGTTACAGATTCAGCTAACTTGAGAATCCAAGCAGAACCAGTCTTATTCGAACCCAAGATTGTATTAGGAGTAAGTTCACCGATACGGTCTTTACTTACTACGATAGAATATGCACCAACAAATTTCTTCTTAGTATCTTGAATGTCAATATTAGCAGCATCAGTAATAGACTTGAAGTTAGACATAGATTCGAGATTCTTATGGAATTCACCAATTTCAGTCTTTGTTAATGCAGTCTTCAAAGGAATAATATTCTTTTCTTCACAACGGATTAATGCAGCCAATGTGCTCTTAATACCTAATTCAGTTGTATTGGTTGTAAATATGAATTTAAGTTTCTTACCTTCAGAAGTAATTCCAATAAGTTGCTTTTCATACTTTTCTTTAAGTCTCTTAATCAAGTCTTTAATATAAGATTCAATAAAGGATTCAAGCTGACCTTCTCCTGTCTTATAATTAACTTCACTAGAACCAGCATTATCCTTGATAACTTTCTGTAAGTATTCCTTAGAATATTCAACAGTATATTGATATACAGTAACTTGGTCTTCGATATTAGGAAGAATATCTTTTACAAGTTTAGCAACAGTTTTAACAGAGAATTGTAAGCCACGGAACCAGTTAACGTCACGAGATGGATCGATAGATTGTCTATACTTTGCAATCTTCTTTTCATAACGCTTCATTTCCTTAACCTTGCTTTCGCCATCATCACCTTCATTCAAGATGTTAGCAGCATCGATAGCAACGTCCTTGTCCTTGAAGTATAAGTTGAAACCGTATGTTTTAGTTGGAACGAAACCAAGATAATCTTCAAACTGTTCTGGCTCAAGTTTTTGTGTTAAGAAGTCATTTAAGTCTTCAGAAATTTTTGTTACAAGAGCTGTATAGAATTCTTCAAGACCTTTATCTTCACGAGCAGCTTGCTTAGCGATACTTACAATAATATCTTCGT